TGAATCATGGTTTCAATCCTGGTTTCATGGTCGCGGATGAACACGGTGTCACGGCCATCAAACGCAACAATGGTGTCCATTCGGGCGCCGTTGATGTGAATCACGGTGTCTTTGACCATGGTTGTGGTCCATTCCTTTTCAATCCAACATGGATATTTTGAAACGTGACGTTGGCATGATGTCGCCATGACTGCGACAATTGCAATTCCAAAAATTGTTTTTTTCATTGTTTGGCCTCCAAATATTCGTTTTTGTAGTTGTCGATTTTGTCCGTTATCATTCGGGCAAATCCTTTTTTTATCCAACCCAACAACGCCAAATTTTTCACCAACGACATCAAATTGACAATCACAATTGGCACGAACACGGCTTCATTCAACCAAAACAATACTTCGGCCCCTTTGCTCAAATTGGTGGCAAACATCAACAACGCCGTATGTGATAACAGGGTCCAAAAGATTCGGAGTGCAATCCGGGTGTCAAAACGATTGTGTTTGAACGCCAAATAAGTCGCCGACAAATGGTCGGCGGCAATCAATCCAACCAGGGTGAAATAAGAAATTGACGGGTCGAATATCCAATCCGCCACAAACGCGGAAATGGCGCCGGCGGTGATTCCGCCGAAGATTGTAAAAATGACCATTGGCGATTTCATTTTTTATTTGTACATGTTCCGGGTGGCCGTTCATGTACGTCGCCAATCGTTCGTTTGTTACATGACGAACATCAATATTTGGGACGCGGACGCGATGTTGTCGGTCTGCTAACGGGGCGCGATGTAGATGGTCGCGATGGTTTGTTGCAATTACATTTCATCGTCAAAAGTTTTTTCAATTAGTTCATGGCCATTGGTTCCATCAAATCCGGTATACCATTCAACGGCGTTCAATACCAAATCGGTCATGGTGATGTTGTGTTTTGCGGCGTATTGCTCAAAAAACAATTTGTGTTGTTTTTGCAATCGAATGTTGATGATTTTGTTTCGGGGTTTGGAAACGCGAACAAATCCGCGAACGCCTTTGACGCTGCGTTTTTCCTTTTCGGTCAACTTCGATTTGATGGAAATATTTGGTTTCATGGTCATGGCATTCCGTAAACATAACGCGATTGGTTGCAAATGACGCAAATGTCATCCATTCGGTTGAATAACTCCGGCAATTGCTGAATGGCGGTTTTCATTTGGGCGTCATATTGGGACGTCCAATTCTCCAAACAAAAATTCCACGTGTCGGAATCCAACAAGGTGATTGAATTCAACCGGTCGGTTGTCAATGCCTCTTTTGCGATTTCCATTCCGGCCCGGTACAATATCGGAAAACGTAATTTTTGGGCCAATACACAACCAATTTCATCAACCGAACATTCGGCGGCGGCCCCTACAATCAAACCAAATGATGTTCCGGTCGTTGTGGTTCCGGACCAACCGTTGGCAATCAAAAATTCGCTTTTTTTGGTTGAACATTTACAACCTCCCTTCACTTTCGTTTTGTTTGTGTTGATGGCTGCATTGTCCATCAAAACAAAAATTTCGTCCGTTTCTGACAAATAATTCGGGAAAATTTCGGCTTCACCGTTTGCATCCGTTGTGAATGGAAACGATGTTGTTTTTATTCCGTCCAATATGTCCACAAATCCGGAAAACGCGGTTTCTTGAATCTTTATTTTGACCGATTGAACACGAACGCGCAACATCCGCGAATCGCGCGTGTTAATACGAACGCCCCGGTCCAAATTGGCCGGTGTGTTCCATGCGTTGTCCCATTCGCCAACCTTCAATTCATCAACAAGCGAATTCAATCGAAAATGTGGCATGGCAAAACGGGCCATTTCATCCAAAATCAATTGGGTGGCAAAATTGATTTTTGATTCGAGCAATTGAACGCCGGATGAAAATCCGGAATCCGCCATGTCGGCCGCGCGACGAATATTGATTCCCTCCAAATCGTCAATGAACAATCCGGATTTGGGCGTTGTCTGCGATACACAACGAATTCCAATAAAATTGTCAAAACATGTCGCCATATCCAAAAGGGTCTTTTTTGTAAATATTTTTTTCCGGTATCCACAAAGATTCCAAATAATTTGGAACCCAAAATGACGGACATCCTTTGTTGTCAAATTGGTTGTGTCCGGCAATTAGAACGTCGGGTTGATACCTTAAAACTTCATCAATGATGGCGGCCAATGTTTGTGATTGGGCATCGTTTAACGTGTTTTTTACCCTGGTTCCCTCTTTATTCAATCCGCCGACATAAACAACATGGCGGGAAATTCCGTTGAATCCTTTGACGCCGTTTGTGATTTCCGCGTCATCAATCCATTTGTCGCCATTGTGTTTGACGAATGTTCGACGACTTCCATCCAACAAAATCATGTCGGAATATCCAACCTTTCGCCATCCGCGTCCATGTGGCGGCGGTGACGTATGCCAACGGACGATGTCATCCGGGGTCACGTTTTGTCCTTCCCTGGTCGCCGTGCAATGAATAATCAAATATTTGAATGGTTGTTTCATTGGTCATCATTGTTTGGCTCCAATGGTTCAACGGGTTCAATGTCTTCGGTTTCTTTTGTTTTTTTGTTCTTCAGTCCAAAAAAATAAACGGCAAATTTTTGATTTTCGATGACATCCGATGTCAACCCATCATGTTGGTTTTTCACGCGTTCAATGGCCGTCATGATGTGACGGTCATGTTTGCGGCGAAACATTCCGGATGTGATTGTGAAAATCACACCTTCATTTTTATTGATTGCCTTAATCCATGACGGTTTGGAATATTGGCATTTTGCTACCGATTCCATTCGCTTCATTCGTTCCACATGGATTTCCGATGTTGAAACAACGAAAACATCATGTGGCCAAATGGATTTGTATAAAGTAACAACGGCGGATTCAATCATGTCCGGAGTTGTGTCTAATTTATCGCGGTGATATATCATGACTATCGAAAATTTGTTCCACGGCCCGGTCCGCCTTTTGGACGTGTGGCCCGTGAAATTTGGTTGATTGCGTTTTTGGTTGTTTGGGCGAATCCAGGTTGTCCATTGAACAATCGACAATCGCCGGTTGGACAATCGACAACGGTTCGTTTTCCGGAAACATCATTTCCGCCACTTGGCGGCGCCGGCGCTTCGATTGCGGTCCCTGTGATTGGAATGACAAATTCTTGACATTCAGTATTAACGTAAACATTGCAAGATATTGGACCAATGGTCGATGGCTCCCATCTAATTTGAACGGATTCGAATTCATCCAAACATAATTTGGTAGTATCTGTCGGCGAAACAAATACATCCGGACAATCCGTCGATATTGCGTAATTGTAACAACAAACGGTCGGATTGGTAATGGTGATGTTCACCGGGTTAATTGTGTTGACGTTGACGGTTCCAAAATCGATGGACGCGGTGTCAATACTTTCGGACAAATCAACGGCCTCAAAATCGAAATTGAAAATGGTCACATCCGTTCCATCAACAAATGTTTCAATGGTCAATGTATCGGTCAAACCAACATCGCCGGCGCAATAATCAATTCCGATTTGAAATGACGTGTTTGGGTCAACAAAAAACGGAACGATAACTTCGGAACCTTGATAAGTCAAAGTTGTATTTTGAACGGCAAAATTTCCGCCAAAAACGGCGATTAAATCCGTAATTTCAACGGGTCGAATGTCATTGTTTGTGATTTGACAAACTACCGAACAACAACAACCTCCATACATTTGGTTTGTTCCGCTCCCTTGCGGAATCAAACAATTGTCAATCGTCAACGCCATTTCATTTCAATTTTTTCAAAGTTAGAAAAAAAAGGCCAACCAACGAACGTCGGTCGGCCTTTTTTATGACTCAACATTGGATTGGCTTACAAACCATCCAAATTCACGGCCACGCCACATGGCATGGTAACGGCGTTCCAACTCACGGTTCCGTCAAAGTAGATGGAACCGGTGTTGTTGTCTTCAATAACCTGGTCAACCTCCATTGTGAACGATGTGATTGGACCATAAAAATATCCATCACATGTATAATATCCGAATTGATACAACGGGGCGTTCAATTGAATTGAATTGTAAAATTCAATGTCGGTGCAATCGTCCGGGTCTGAATTGTAATCTTGAAACGTCACCGATTTTTCGCCACCAACAATTGATTCGGGCGAACATGATGAAACGCGTTTTTTGGTGAATGTTCCTTTTGCTTTTTGGCCCAACAACAAACCGGTCAATACAACATCACCGGACGCGATGGCCGCAATCCATTCGTCGCGGTCGCTTACGTCGGTGAACGTGTAATCACATTTGATGAATGCCAATTTCGAAATTCCGCCGTTTCGGGTTGTGATTCCACACCCGGCGGACGGCGCCGGCGGTAAAGCGGGCGCACATGCTGACGTACATAATGCCATTTTATTTTCGTTTTTTTAAGTTAGAAAAATTTGAATTAGTCGCAACCAACAATTGTTGAACAATCCGCAAAATGGAATGTGTAATTTACACCGGTGTTGATGTCATCCGCGTTGAACGCGTTTGCCGGAATGAAGAACAAACCCCAATTCAATTGTAGTTTGATTGACCATTGGTCGGCGCAATCGTCATAATGAACCTTCAAATCGTATGTCAAACCTGTGAATGGGTCGGTGATTGTGCCATGTTCGAAAACGTCATTGCGCTTCGCGTAATCACCAACGTATTTGTTCCATGTCAAAAGTTGAACGGCGCCCGGCGCCAAAACGATGAATTCGTTCGCTCCAATCACGGTGTCAACGAAACGGTCGTTGTAATAACGGTAATCGGTCCAACGGCTCAAATCCATTCCGGTTGATGAATTACAACACGCGATTTGTTGTGTCTTTGCGTACAAATCAAAGTTTCCGCCGCCAATAATCATTGGCGCTCCGGATGCTCCGGTCAAATCGTATTCGTGACGGATTTGGGCCGCCGCGATTCCGCGCGGTGCGTTTGATGTTGCTTCAAACAATTGGATGTCTTTTTGCGTTGTTCCATCCGCGAATTTTCCAAAATTGGT